AGAGAAGGCTTTGGCGAATGGTGATAAGCCATTCACTCCGCTGGATCTCTTAAAGCAGTTCTCCCCCACATCTAAGGGTAGGTTAGCTGAGGCTAAAGTAAAAGAGAGGTTTGGCGAGAAAGGCGCGGTAAAGACACAATTAATCGAATTCCAAAAGACTAAAGAGGAAGCGAAGAAAGTTTTAGGGGGGTTAGACCAAGTTCTTGATAATCTTGGATTAAAGAGAATTGAGGGAACGGTAGTTTCTGATTTAGGGTTTGATGTCGGACAAGGCGGAGCGAGCTTAGTTCAGTTATTAGGCATTTACGTTATCCTGTACATTGGACTCAGCTTGGCCAACCGCCCATTTTCTTTGTTGTAGCCCAAAGCGCCCCAACGCGGCCTCCTGAGAGCGGTTAAAGGAGGCCGACCCTTCTGCACTAAGGCCACCGCTAAAGTCCTTACTGAGGCTTCTAAGGCTCTTATCTAGCTCTTTTATCCCTTCTTGTGGGTTAGAGCTAAACCTCTCTCTATTCTCTCCTACTACGTCAAAGGCTCTATTCTGAAATTCAGCGCCCCTTTTTACAAGTTCTGTTTGCTCCTGCAAAGCGTTTGCATTCTCTCTCCGGGTAAGCTCTTGCTCGGCCGATCCTGCAACTGCTCGTGCCCCCTGTCCAGCACGCCCTATCGCACCCGGGTCAACCCGTTGTTCAATAATAGTTTTATTTAATCTAGGTACTCTAGCCAAACTGAACTCCTGTACCTGTTATCGGTTTACCAAATAAGGTTTCTTGTCCGCCGCCAAACGTACCCGAACTAAAACCACCAGCCGCACTGCCTGCCGCGCTAACTAAGCTACTAATAAGTGCTTGTTTGCCTTGCTGCTGAAATGCCTTGGCCCGCCTTTGTCCACTTGACAAAATAGCTTGAACATTTTCTTTGCCTCTAAATCTATCTTCTGCCAACACAAGCAAAGGGCTACCGGCCAATTGAACACCTGATTTAAGAAAAGCAAGCTTCTGTCTTTTCTCTAACTGAATGTTCCCACGAGCTTCTACTCTGGCGCGGTCCTCTGCCTCTTCCTGAGCGAATCTAGCTTGCCTGCCCGCTTCGTTCTTTTGCTGGATACCGCCAAAAACTGTCCCGCCTATGGCTGCGATCAATAGAGACGTTTCTACACCGATGATGCACCTCCCGCAAAACTAATCTTTGCCTGCTCTAGTTCTATTTTATTCATTACTTCACCTCGTACATTAAGTAATCTTTACCATTATGGTGGTATGTTTTATCATAATTAGGCTCAAGCCCTATAAATCGCATCCATCTATCGTGGGAGTCATCAGCTAAACAAATAGAATAAACTCCCGGTTTGCCACCTATCATCTTTCTAATAACCTTAATTGCCCTGCGTGCGTAGAATATTCCACTTCCAGCGACACGCTTCGAGGGTATTTGCCACATACCATTATCTTCTAACAATCCCCAGCAACACAGAATCTCTCCGTCCCATAGTGCCGTTTTGCTCTCCTTGGAAGCCAACTTAAGCTCGTAGTAATCCATGCCACAATTCTTCTCATGCTCTCGCATATCCATCAAATCCAGGTGTTCTAGTTCAAATTCTATAATATCAATCAACGTTAGTCACCGTAAAGTAAGGAACAATTAGCTGTATAGTAGCAGGAAGGGCCAAATTCTGCTGCGCAATAACTCTTTTAGATAACCCCCAGCCAGCTTCACTATCTATACCAACATCATTAAATCTAATGATCTCATCGCCAGTAAACAAAGGGGGTGGGTTGTCCATATCATCGGTAGCAGCCCTTAAAAGCCTATCTTCTAAATTATAATAATCAGTGCCAAACTCCAAACCACTTGTGTCCAGAAGCCTCATGCCCACCTTATAAACTGCTTTCTTCTTAGTTTGGGCTGTTCCGGTAGTGCCGCCGCCCTCAATGTCCATAACCTCTAAAGTTCCTACATAGGCAGACCCTACATGGGCCACACTAGCCTGCTCTTCTAAAGTAATTTGGTTGCCTGAAACAGTCCTGTCCGGGTGTATGGCCCCGTCAGTCACCACCTTAACTAAATTGCCTTCTTGATTATCTAGTCCTGTAACAACATTAGCAGTAATATACCAATCACCTGCCGGATAAACTGTAGTCGCGTCAAAGTCTATAAAAATGTCACAAAGTACAACTGTAGTTGAATTAAATACTTTAATCTCCGCCCTGCCGAATTTTGAGCCATCCAGAGATTTAATCCATATCTCATTGCCCACATCTCCAGAGGTAAAGATAGCGGCACTTGCAGTAAAAGTGACGCTGGAGCCAATGACAGCACCTATGGTTAGGTTGGCTCCAGCGTCTACCGCACGCTGAGCGCCATTAAATGTAGCGGCGTTATCAACGTGGATATACAATTTCTGGGCCTCTTGCAGGGCAAGAGTAAAGGTTGCATCGTCACTGGCCTTATTGCTCGTTACAAAACCTTCTCTGCGCGGGAAATCCGGCGCGTCATTTAAATATTCTATATGGAACGTATCCACTCCGTTTACAGTTCTTTTGGCGCACACCCACAGAGTATCAAAGTCTGTATCTCTTGGTGTTGTTGTTATTGAGATAAAATTACCATCAGTATCGTGCCTGTGCCATGCCGCCACTTTCTGGGAGCGATCTAGTGTCATAGCTATTAGTTCGCCATTGCCCTTAACAGCCCACACAACATCTGGCCTTCCTTCTTGATAAGCAAGCTGCTTAATCCCGGAAATGGTGATATGATCTGAAGCAAGATTGTTATCAATAGGCTTATATGTACCTATCTCGTCTTTCTCAAAGGAAAGGAGCGTTCTTTGGTTACTTTGAGTGTAGATAATTGATTGTCGCCTTCCTAACGGGTTTTGGTCCGCCACTCCGAAAGTATTTGTAGGTTTAATCGAAATACTATCAGGGGCTATAGCTTCTTGCCCTTCACCTCCGGTAGCTCTCAAGACATCACTAATACCACCAATGGCCAAGAAATCCTCTGCGCCTTTAATCCACTCTACATTATTAGCATTTTCTCCTACAGCAACGGTGTATTTCAAACCGTCTGTTGCTCCAGTGCCCACAGTAAAGTCGTCAAAATCCGCGCTCATACTAAAGAATAAAGTTTCTGGATCTGCTATTGTACCCGCATATATTAACCTTTGCTCATAAATACCTACAGCAGAAGGAAAAAAACTTGCCGGGAAAGCCTCGCCACCACTGGAATACGGGGCAAATCCAGTGCTATCAACGCCTTGCAATTCAAATGTATTTGCTCCGGTATTAACATTAGCTATTACGAACACCTGGTCATTAACCTCAGTCATACCCACAACACTCTCAATGCGAATATTATCCCCGTTAATAAATGTATCAGCGCCTACATATGTCACCACAGCAGGATTGGCCTGTGTAATGTTGGTTATAACTTGGCTTGTAAAGGCCGGAGAGAAGCCTGTAGGGAATTGGTCCGTTATAGTCCACGTTACATCATTCGTCCGCGTCAGGAGAGCCGGGGGATGGTTAGGGTGCACTATATAAAGATCCTTGGCATTCTGAGCAAACTTTAATTCAAAAAGCTCCTCTTCCAAATATGTTGTAATCACATCAACAGGAACACCAGCGTCCAGGACAATTCCTCTATCTTTATAAATTCTTATGTTATTTTCAGTGAACTCCAGCATGTAGGATTGAATATCAGAGAACTGGAAGCTTTGTAGAAATGCTGTACTACCACCTTTAGTCTCTGCAACGAACTGAGTTCCTGGACGAAATAGCGCCCCGCCCTGAGTTTGGATTATAAAGTTTTGTAAACGCCTGCAGCCATTAAAATATGTGGCAAGATCAGACCTGCCATAAACTCGTGGGCTTAATTCTCCTGCGCTAAAATTATTCTGTGCTGTATTAACATTGGTCATCTAAATACTATTGTTCCATCAAGATTAAATACCCTGCCTGTGTTTCGCCTGACAGCCCTGTTCCTGGATCTCTCCACTCTTTTAGGCGGGTTCTCCTGCCCATTCATAGAGCGCGCTACGCCTTCCGCATCCTTCATTAAAGCATCTAATCTCTGGATAGTTGAATTTGATTGTGTTGTTTTGTAAGACATGTTCTGCGCTAACAGAATTGAAAAGTAATTAATAAATGAAGGGTCCATTTGAGTTACAGTCGTGAAGTCCCTTACGTAAACCAACCTTAGCTCACTGTTTTCGAGATTTCCTAGATTGCCTATTAAGACCTGACCGTCCTCTACTGTGAATAAATGAGAAGGAACCGGGTTATCAAGAACCTGAACACTCTCGTTTAAATACATTAATCGTATATAGTCACTTGGAAGATCAAAACCCTTGCTCCATCCAAATACCGGATCAATCGCGCTTGCTGCCAGAATAACCCTCTTACGGGCAAAGTTCCATGGATGACGCCTTAAAGCCTGTTTGCGTGTCTGAGTATACCAGCGCTCACATAACTCTTCTGTGGCGGTGGTCGGTGTGTCTATACTTACAATGGAATGGGTATTAAGGAGATCAAGAGATAAATTACATAAATCTACAGATGATGAAATAGTCATTTTATCTCCTAAAAGTTAAAAGGGGGCGAACCGAAACGCCCCCTTTTAGATTTTATTTATATGCAAACCATACTGTGGCACGAATTGTGCCAGCAGCGGTCCCCACTGTGTTTGCTGTCAACGCAATATCATATGAAGCATCAACATCTGTCTGAGCGGAAAGTGTGCCCAGAGTTTCTCCTCCATTTGCAATCGCAATAGTAGTCATACCAACATTGTTTTCTGCCGAAATCTCGCGAGCAGAAGCCACGCTAATCCCGTCTGCAAGAATATCCTTATCAACAACAGCTCCACCATCAGTCTCATAAAGACCTAGATCATAATCCGTACCGCCAGTAATAGCAGTATTATGAATTGTAATCTTTAACGGAACCATTGAGGAAGGAACGCTTGCAAATAAGCGATAAACACTACCATTGTCATCAGCAGCAGCAACAGCAACAGTAGCCATCGCTACAGTCGTGTCAGTGCCATAAGCAAAAAGAGCAGAACCCTTCTTACCTGCTTCAACGTCAGCATCTACATATTTGTCTTCTACAGCCATATTAAGTCCTCCTTATGCTGTTACACGTACTTTTTGGATACGAACGCCCTGGGTACGAACAGCGCCAAGTTCCATGACAATCTGTACCTGATGGGTTTCGACCAAGTCGTTACGCTCTTGAATGGTGATCGACATATCTTTCGACATGCCTACGCAAATACCTTTAGAAGATCCTGCGATAAGGAAACGTTCTGAACCAGACACCTCAAGAATAGGTTGAGGGGCATTGGCGGCAAAGTGAACAAGTTCCATACCAGCGGCGTGGACCATCTTACCTTTGTCAACTGACAGTTGGCGAGTAAAGTCACCACTTGTCAATTCTGTTTCCTGCATCAAAGATGTATTTTCCTTACCAGTTAAAGTTAGGAAAAGACGCTCCTCTTCATCCAGGCCAACATCTTCGTCAATGAAATTCTCGTTAATTTCGAGAAGTTTCGCATATGTTAAGCCAGCAGTAGCATCAATTATAAGAACACCGTCAGCCGTAGCCGTAACAGTGTTCTCAAAGTCTCTGCCAGTGAACACATCTGCAAACGCAGCATCTGCCATCACACGGTCCATTTGGCGAACCATCGCAGCAGCACACGCTTCAGCATACTCACTATCTACATTTAAAAGAGAACCGCGAACATCACTTGCGTCAACCGGGAGGTTAACAATAAAGCGTTGTCTCGCAATCTTTCTACGATTATGTTCAATATCATCAAAGTCCGCATTAGCAATGCGTCCCTGTACTTCACGAGCATCAACACGACCCAGGCCGTCATATGCCCAAAGATCGCCCTGCATTTGCTTGAACAATGCAAATGGTTTTAGTCGTGAAGTTTTTTGTTGGACTTCTTGATCAACCAAATCCGAAAACTGGGTGACAAGAGCCTGATCAATGGATTGTACCATCTTCAACTCCTATTAAGGTTAAAACGAAAATATTCGATTTCGCTACCCTAATAGGACGACTTCTA